TTATAAGCTTGTCCCATTACCGTACATAACCCCCATTACCTAAACGCACTACAGCCTGTTTTGTGTTTTTTACCACTGTTTTACCTTTTGCACCTGCACGTTTTTTCTTTTTAGCCGTAGCTGCACGTTCTTTCTTGCTTAAAGACTGTGCCTTACTACGCGGTAAACATCTATCTGGATTCTTCTTATCTTTAGACGTACCACATTTACCTTTAATTTTGCCGTCCGTACCAATACGAACCCAGTCTTGTTTTAGCCATTTTTTAAGTTCGCCCATTAGCGACCCTTTCTTTTTCCACCTTTTGATTTTTTAGCGTAGTTTGGATCTTTACAATATTTACTTGCCGCTAAGTTTGCGTAAGCGCTCGGGTATGTATCAAAGGTGCGTTTAGCCCATGCCTTACCCTCAGGGCAAATCTTACCGCCCTTTTTCATTTTGACAACACCACCCTTAGCCATCTTTACTACAGGACACGCACCGCGTCCTAGATTTACTTTACTTCTTGATTGCGGCCTGCTCATATCTTGCACTCCTTTTTATAAAATCTTCCCATAAAGGTTTTAACATTTCATTGTTTTGTTCAATCTTGACAGACATCACGGCTGTGCGCTTATCTACACTAATAAGCGTCACGGTCATCCAAGTAATCGCACCCAAGGATAGCGTGGTAATACTACCAACTAATGCTTGCTTAATTAACATCGCCATCTTCTCCTTGCCTGCCGTAAACGACTATTTGGGTTTTTAGCCGCTTTTGGAAACTTTTTCATCTGTCCGGCGCTTCGTGCACAAAATGACTTACGCCTTGCTTTTTCTTTTGCTGTTAGGTTTTTCTTTTTTGTAACAGCGGTTTTTAGTTTACTGCCCGGATTATCGCGTCTGTATTTTGCAACACCGGCGGCAGTCATTCCCGCTCCAGACTTAGTGGAGCGGAAATATTTTTTAGTTTTAGGCGGTTGCTTATCTCGCCTACGTTTAGTCATAGTTCTTACGCATCATCAGAATGACGGTATACGTATCTGCACTAGAGTGTCCCACTGTGGTAAAATCAATGTCACCAGTCACACCAGACCCCGCATTGTTTTTAAGACCACCAAACTCACTATAGTCATGGTGTCCACTTTGGTTTTCGCCTAGCTCTATGATAAAAGCATCGGATGTAGCATCGAAAAACATTCTAACTTTCATGCCAATGCACTGCCACCATATCTTATCTATAGTGACATTTGTGCAAGTCTGACCATGACCGTTAGTGTTTAAGGCACTAACATCAACCTTCTTTACCGCAGATTCACCGGTTCCATCTGAAATGTTCGTAAACTTCATCACAAGGGTTTTGTCATTATCGACAAGCGTTTGTGAGGTTACTGCATCAGCCATGTTACCCTCCTAGAATACTGAGTATTCTAATTCTACTGTAAATCTTCCCGCAGTTGCGTCTGCATTAAGTGTTGTTGTAGCGGCTGCGTACAGATGTTTACTTGCAATAGCTACTGCCACATTTGGTTCAAACACATGAAAATTACCGGCAGAATTATTGAAGTTTATATCAATCTCTGTAACAGATAGAGCTGCTGATAGTGTAGGTGAAAAAGCAGCCACACCTGCACCAACGATCTCTGTACCAGAAGATACCGCTGCGTTAGTAGCTGTACCAGAGGTAGCACTAAGCTGAAGAGATCCAACAAGAGTTTGACCTGCGGCAGTGGTTATACCTACAACAGCCTTATGAATAAAAAACTTAGTAGCTGTTACCAAATCATCAGGATGATCTGTATTAAGTGTTCCTAATTCAACAAGAACGTCTCCGTCAGCATACGCTGTGCCTGTGTCTGTCCCGGCTAATGTACCTGCAAATGTTTGTATTTTTCTGGTTCCCAAAGAAATAAGCTGACCTGTTGAATTTACAGAAAAGCCTGTTTCTGTGAAAGCACCTGTGGCACTAGCTTTATTTACTGCTTTGAAACCTCCGGTCGCACGTACTGGACCGGAAAAAGTTGAATTGCCCATGTTTATCTCCTTGTCTTGGCAAATGTCAGTTACACCATGTAACTGTCAAGGTAATTTAATTATACACAAAAAAAAGAGGGCGACAAGAGCCGCCCTCAAATATTTAGGTTTTGAAGGAAATATTATGCGCCCGGCGTGCCGAACACACAACGCCAATCTGAAACACCAAAGCTGTAACGCTCTCTAGCTTTGAATCTCATATTGCCGGTGTCAAAGTCACCTTCCATGGCTGTTTTAATCGGTGCACGATTAAAGTATTTAAAGCCATTTGGTGAATCTGTTTTAATAAAAAACGCATCCGTATCTGTCAAGAAATGGTTTACTACAGCACCTTGTGGTAGCATACCCATGTTATTGATAGCGTTTGCATCATTGTCAGATGTACCTGGTCTTAGATTAGAGTTTAATACTCTTTCAGCAACAAACTGAAGCTCTTTTGGTATGATAAGCTTCATACCTCTTATAGCAATCTTTAGACCTCTTTCGTCGGTAAGACCGGCGATGTCGATCAACATCTGCTCCAATGAAGTTTCATTAAGATCAGCAGCAGTAGAAAGCAAGTTTCTCTGGTTGCCGTTTAATGATGGATGTGAAGATGAACATAAAGCAGCACCATCACCGATAGCACTACTTGAGCTAAACGCATTGTTCAGAATCGCAGCAGCTTTAATCTGCTTTGTCTGAGCCATGGATCTAGCCAAAGCTTTTGTGTATCGGGACGCTAATCTGTCGTAAAGATTATCTTCGATAGCTTCCTCTGTAATAGCGAAAGCTAGAGCGATTGTCTCGTGAGTATAGCGTGCTGTGAAAGTTTCCTGCGCTGAGTCAAAGGAAACAGTGCTTCCTTCTTCTTTTGTTGGCGCAGTGCTGAAACCTGCAAGCATTACTTCCTCTTCAAACGCTCTGTCTGAAGACTCTTCGTCAAAGATTTCTGCGTGCTCATTTTCGTATCTGTCGTACTCAAGACCAAATAAGGCGTTAAGTCCGGGTTCTAGCTCTTTTGCTAGTTGGGCTCTACTAATTGCAGACATAACTTAACCTCCTTATATACCGGTGTTCGCTGCGGTGCCTACGGCAGCAGCAAAACCAGAGTTGAATGGAGCATTTAATCGGACAATATACTGATGTCCAACAGCAGAGTAGTCTGTATTGCCCTCGTCTTCGTAAAGACCAACAATACGAACATCTAATCCTGCGGTTGTTGCGGCTGTGCTTATGTCAAGCATATCTGAAGCTCTACCTGTATTAGTAGAACCACTGTTTACGCTTGCCATATCGCAGTTAGCAAAAACATCAGCAAGAGCCGTTGCTCTATCTGTGTTTGTTCCATCAGCAACTACAGAATATAGCTGCATTGGATTGTCATATACAAATGCCTTGATAGGAAAGTTTGTATCGACGCTTACATTATTACTACCCGGCCAGTAGTTTTTAAAAGTTGTTTTCTTTGTGCCAGAGTCAACAAATTCACAACCATAAAAAACACCAAGGGGAGCAACAGACTGATCTGTAATGGTAATGACACCCGCCGCTGTCGGAATTACAATACCACCTTGGTAAATCGCATTAGTATTGTTAGATGCAATCTCATATGTGGTTGTACCGGTAGAATTATAACCGGCACCTGTTATTCCAATAGGACGAAGACCATAACCTCCAGTAAGACTATTAGCCATTTGGGCCTCCTATTAAAAAAAGTTTCATTTCTGTGAACCTCCAAAGGTCACGCGAGACTGACGATCAGGTTTACTGATTGTCATAGTTGAATGTGCATTCTCTCTCATCATGTCCTGATCCACTGCGGTCATCTGATCTGCGTTCCTTTGTGAAAAGTAATCAGTTCTTTCGGCCACAGTTTCGATAGGTATCCGAGCAAGAAGCAATCCTCCTACGCCAAAAACACCTTCGTATTTACCTGAATCAACAACAGGGGCTTCAAAGTCTGGATACTCATCCTTACGAACAAGTTCCCAACCCTCTCTCATTTTTGCACTGATATTCTTGCTATCATTAAAGCCTCGAGTTTCTGCTCGTATCCAACGATGCTTAAAACCATCAGGCGCAGGTGGTGCGTCTAACATAGATGGGGGAGCCCACGGTTTACGCCTAACCGACTTCTCCCTAGTTTGTTCAGCGCGAGAAGTTCGCTTCACAGTATTTTCAAACATTTCATTTTGTTCTTCAGCCATTTAACTTACTCCTTCACGTATTTCGCGTATTCTTCAAGTGGCACACCCAATTTTTTAGCTATTGCAACTTGGCTAGGGGTGAGTCTAACCTTTTTATTACTACTGCGCCCAGTGGTTGTGCGGGACACGGAGGCTACCGTCTGAGCGGGTCGTTTGCCTCCCCCGTTAAACTTATGCGGAAACTCTGTCTGCACTCGTCTGTCAAGTTCAGTATAGTACTCATCTGAGTTGGGGTCAAACCCTTCTTCCTCAATTAATTTTTTATGAATACCAAAAGCTGCATATGTCATTGCTTCATCCTGCCCAAACCACTCATTCTTTTGTGCCCAAGACTCTGCCTTTGGCGACGGCTTGCGTGCAGGTTGTTGTGTTTGTTGTGTCTGTTGTTGTTGCGGTTGCTGTTGTCTTTGTTTTGACAAATGCTCCTGTTGTAACTTAGCCTGTTCAGCTCTGTCGTTCTCAATTGCTAAGGCTGTAATTTTACGTTGTGCCTCTACAACCGCTGCCGTGTCATTAATCTCCATGGCTTTAGCCATTTCTTGTTCTGCTGCTGTCATTTGCGATTGTACTCGTGTGCTGTACTCTGTCACATAATTAGTATCAAGGGCGTTCATACGATTACGTAATTCAGTAGATTCCGCTTGAACTTTTTGTGCGTAGTTAATAGCCTCTTCTCTTTGACGCTCTGCCTCCCGCATTTTTTTGGTTAAACGATCTATACGTTTTTGTGTAGCCGACTCTGCTTTTTCAAAATTATCAGGCTTATCCGCCTCAACGGCCTCTACCTTTTCTTCTTCTTTTTGTTCTTGTTTGACCTCAACCTCTGTATCTTCCTCTTGGTCAAGTTCTAATTCAATTTGTTGTTCTGCCATAATAAACTCCTAGAAATGCAAAATGTCTTCGGGTTCTAATATCTTGGCAAGAATCTCATCATCATTAAGTATTCTTACCTCGCCCCCATCTATTTTAAAACGCGACCCGGCGTATCGAGCAAACATAACCCAATTACCGGCTTCACACCATGCCCCGGTAGGAAACTTATCTTTATCTTTAAAAGCTAAATCTCCAACCTTTAATACATACCCAACTTGTGTAGAGACAGTGTTTTCTTCAACGACTTGATCCGGTAGGTATATGCCACCTTCCGTTTTGCCTTTACCTTTGTAGGGTAGAATTAAAAGTCGCCATCCTGTTGGGGTTGGCATTCTTTCTAAGAGTGTTGCGCTTAACGCCTCTGGATTTAAAACTTTATCTTTCGCATCCACATACGCTTCAGCCACGGTTTCTTTATTCATTTAAACGCTCCTGTTTATCTAGCAGGCTCTTGAGTTCCTGTTCCACATGATTGAGGGCAGATAAATTACCCATCATTTCACGATATTGCTCCATGTTTTTTATCTGGTCAAATAACAATTGTTCTTGAACAAAAGACTTACGATCCTCAAGGATTCGATAGATGGCTTGTGCCAATTGTACTCCGTCCAAAAACTTACTCCAAATAAACTAAATCTAGTATTATGCGAAAATATAAGGGTTGTCTAGTTCTTTTCGAAGTGAGGTCCATCAATAAACGGCCGACGACCTTGAGAGCGACGTAAATCTATATATGCATTCATAGCTTCTTCTGCCGTGCCTTCCCAATCGCGAAGGTCATCTATTTGCCATGCGGCGCCCCACCTAATTTTAGTGCCTGTGCGTACTGCCGCCTCTTTCATAGCATCCGCTATTTCATCATAAACCTGGATTTCCCAACATGGCGATCCGTCTTGGTACGCCATTAAATCGACAGCGTGTGCCGTGCCATCGTCTTGTAAAAGGTGTTTACTACGCATCGTTTGGGATCGGCCCGTAGCTACAAGTTTCTCTTGTTCTGTAATAGTTCGGGGTCCATAAATCACGCCAAAATCGACGGATGTCAGCTCAATCGCCTTTTTTACTGTCTCGACCAGATCGTTGCTTACGCCCTCTAGTTTCGACAGACTCCTGTTTGATAGTTTGAATGCCATCTTGTTTCTCCTGCTTTTTGTGAACAAAATCTATCCACTCTTTGTTCATATCATAAAAGTATTGACAATATTTACAACGTAAACTTCCGTCTACGTATTCCATATCGTGGCCACAGACATCACACTTGGTGGAGTCTATTTCTTTTTCCTCATATTAAAAAGCTTAGAAGCAGACCTTGTGGCAAAGCTCGCACTCACGATAGCTCCCAACGCGATCTGGTACCACTGGGGCATACCTGCAAGAGCCTCAAACCCATCGGATACTATGCCTCTGCCCCACTCCCCACAAAAACTAAGCACCAGAGGAATACTGAATAGCAGGGTCAACCATTCGTCCTTCCAAGAGGACTGTGAAGCACGCATTGCTGCAAGATCCCAATCAATCTCTCCAGTAGCCTCCTTCATACGAATAGTGGCTTCTGCCTTTTGTATAGCTGTCTTGCCCTCTAGGTATGACGACGCGAGGCTACCTATTGATCCAATAAGTGCTTGTATCATTATACTTTAACCTTTGTTTTTTTCTTTTTCTTTTCTTCACTAATTACCCTGGGCATCTTTGGATACGCAAGTTTTTCAAGCTCACTAAGCTCTATATCGCCTGCGCTACTTTTCTTTTTCTGTCGGCCCCGGTCAACCAGTGTCGGTACACTACCTCTCGATATGCTCATTTTTCTTTTCTCCTCTTTTTGCTAATTGATTAAACCCTATGAAACTCGCCAAAACGCCCATGTTTGATAATACCCAAATCTCAGCGATACCCGAGAGATGTGAAATTCTATCAACAGGGACTAATGGAGTCATTAACACAACTATAAACAATGTTACGGTTATAGCTGAAAACCAAACAAGATGCCGTTGTTGATCCTCTTTCTTATCTCTATTCTCCAAAAGCACCATGCGCTCACGCATAGCCATCTCCTGATCGCTAACTACACCATCACCGTTTGCGTCAGCCTTTTCCCACACAGAACCCTTTTCTAATTTCTTTTGTGTCATTCTTCTTTTCTTTCTACTACTCTTGGTTTGCAATATGCAGAAAAAGTATTTCGTGTTTGTCGCGCATTATAAAAATTTATTTTCTCCGCATACCAGTTGCATTTATCAATACTACCATATTCTATTGAATCATCATAAATTTCTGTACCCTCAAGAATTACTAACACAAATAATAAAACTTTCATTTTTTAAAACTATCATTCAACGAATCGACAACACTGTCAATGTTTGGCTCTGTACCACCGGGCTCATACTTACACTGAAACTCCACGGGACATTGCCCCTCTACTACAAGCGTATACGTGTCATTAGCGCCCTTGTATAAACAAACCTGTTGACCATTTTTAGCTGTTCTACGCTTATAACGACGGCAGGTTATATACTTTGGGTCCTCACGCACACCGCGTCGAATCTCCTGCTCCCAAGTCCAGTCACTAAATTTTTTTAAAAAACAGCTAAAACACTGAATAATATTTTCTGATTGTGCTAAATATATCACACCTTCATGTGCACACAGCCATTCAAATGTTTTCTGACCGCCTTGTTTACGAACACACTTAGTCGAACCATCCCCTGTCGAGTCCCATAAGGGAGTAGACGAAGAGGCCAAGAAGACCCAAGCCAACAGCAAGCACAACGGTAAGTGCCACGATGCCAATAACCTTTTCTCTAAATATCTTTTTATCATATATCTCCTGCTGTCTACGCTTCCGTATCTGCCCTTCCATACGTAATAATTCATCCCACGCGGCCGTTCCGTGTGTAAACTTAATAAACTGTTGTAATTCGTATCGCTGCTCTTCAAGTTTCTTTTTTGCTGCGAAAGCCTCGATTGCCTCTTGTTCTACCGTGCCCCCACCAAACACTTTACGAAACATGGTGGGATTCTTTGCCGATTTATGCGCCGCATCCACATCAGACACAGCACCCATCCATCTTGACAGATCCTGTGTCATAGATTCTAAATCGCGCCCTGCCTGAAAGGCACGCTTAATACCTGAAAAAGCCGTGCTTGCGGTAGCTACAGCCGCAGAAATAGTGACTGGATCGAACATAGTTTTTCCCGTAGTTTCATAGATTACTGACCTTTACTTTTAATAAACTCCCTTTGCATAGCCGCATCTATACGTGCGCCTGTCTGTCGTTCCTGACTCGCCAACCGCTGTTGGAACTGATCGGCACGCATTCTTTGATTCTGCGCCTCAAGATTAAGTTTCGCCTGATCATTCTGTGCATCGTTCTGTTCGGCCTGTGCTCTAAGCTGCAACTCCTTCTCCTTGAGCTGCACCAGTGGATCTGGTCCTTGACCCGAGGCCTGTTGTGATAGCTGCCTGAGCTGCTGCATACCCTGCGCCACAAATTTAGCTTTTATACTTTCCATAATCATATCTTGCTGTTCAGGCGCCATTGGTCCCTGATTACGCATCTCCATCATAGCCATCTCTTCCGCCTGTATCTGTACGTGCTCCATACAGTGCTTTTGTAAGGCAACTGCCATAGCAGGCATATTTGCCACCATGGGTGACGCACCAAAAATTAAATGCGCCATAATGTGAGACTCGTGATCCTGGCCCTGAAAAGCTTTCAACACTACCATATCCATAACATCTATGTTTTCCTGTGCAGGATCTTTTGGTGTAGGCTCTTCATCCGGTACACGCTTCATAATCCTGTCCGTATCCTTAACACCAAGCGCATCATACATATCACGGTACACTTCATACATATTATGCAAATCAGGTGCTGCACCGGCTAACTGTAGCTTCGTTTGGGCTAGTGCAATCCTTTGTGCCTGTGAAAAGACATTTGGGTCCGACACGGGTATAACATCCACCCTATCGTCAAAATCCGTTGCCTTAACCGCACTATCTGCACCCTCAACAGAATAGGGATATTCACCGGGCAAACTCTCGCTCATTACCCTGGACAGGATCTTAAACTCAAGTCGCATTGCATAATGCAGGCGCTTATGCACTGCACTCATCACCCGTGAGCCCTGTTCTAATAAAGCTATAGTTGTACCTACAGCCGCCTGCTGATTGCCGTCACCGACCTTCATATCCGTGATGGTGGCAAATCTACGCCCTGCATCAACAACAAACCCCAGTAACTGAAACAATGTTGAGTCAGGACCTTTAAATGGCAGCGGCATTAGGCTGTCACGAATAGCCCCTCCGGGAGCGTCCACATCACGGAACTCACCGGGCTGAAGCGGATCATCGTCGTCCCTGATCCGTAGTCCACGGGCTTTGAAACCCGCAGGAAGATTGGACAACGTACCGGCGTCGATTAGCTGCCTCAGTGCCGCTGTGGCGGTTCGTGACAACCCGCCAATCGTGTGAATAAGTCCCAACCCATAAAAACCAAAACCGGGTAGAAACTTATAGTGCACAAAATACTGTATCTTGCGCTTCATATCATCATCTTCACGATAATTACGGCGTATGGACAATATCTGCCCGTTATCCTGACTAATTGTCACCACATACGGCACTTTTATGCCTGTTGGTTCTCCATCATCATCGGTTTCTTCATAGCCCTCAATGTCCAAATCAACGTGGCATTCAAGCAATGTACAGTCATAATCGATCTGATTTGGCGTCATTCCGTCTATTCTGTTGATTTCATCGGTCACAGAATCGCCCTCAGCCTGCCCTGGAAGCACTGGAATATCTAAATAAAACCCCGATATTTGCTTCTTTCTTAGCTCATTTAGCGATATTCGCAGCGTTTGTGTGATATTTGGGCACGTTTCGAGGTCAGACGTCTCGTATGGCACCACTAAATGCTCTGCCGGTACAAATTTTGACACCGCTCTACCCATATTTTCGTCAAAATACACCTTTTTAAACGTAGAACCGGCTAAAGGTAGGTAAAAAAGCATCTGATCAAGCTCTGGCGTGTACTCTTCCATCACATTTGTGATGTAATAGTTCATAAATTGACGAACTCGCTGAGATTGTTGCTGTTTATCGCGTGTTTCGGCCCCAACTATGGCTGTTCGCACAGGACCAGACGCCGGTAAAAGTTCATTAAACGCCTGCGCCTGGAACTGTGTCGCCGCTTCTGCCAACAAAGGGTGTGTAACCCCCGACGATCCTCTAAAAGGTTGTGTTCTTTCTTCATAATTAAACCCTAAAAGCTCCAAACCATTCGCATAGGCGTCTTCCCACTCCTGCCGACTGGCTTTATTTGCGTCAAATTCACCTAAAAGCTCTCCTGCAATACGTGACAGCTCTCTATCCGGCATTTCTTCCGCTAAATTTGCGTAAAAATCGTCACTCATGCCCCTTTGATCCATGGGCTCAAAGTCAATTGTCACCCCACCATCGTCCTCGGCGGTGATCTCAATGTCCATATTTTCTGCTTCGCCTTCAAAACCCACTTTAGTCAAAGGCTCCATGCTACCGGGAACCTCTAGCTCCACTTCAGCATCTAAATCCTCGGGATCAAGTTGTGATGGTATGTTTTTTTCAATAGCCATAGTAACTCCTTTTGGTTACCCTACCATAAACGATTCATAAGCGCCAATACCTTTTGGACCCTTAAACATATCGCGTGCCTGATCCGATAATCCGGCAATACCGCCCTCTGCTTTGTTTTCAATATTATTTTTACGTGCTGCTCTCTTACCGGCTATGGTTTGCATCATTTGTTCTAAGCCTTTATCTCTAACCTGACTTCTTAAACCACGAGCCTCTATTGCTTTATCTAAAGCTTTAGCAACTTTCTCTGTGCGTAAGGGATCTCCAGATCGTATAAAATCATCAGGGCCTTTACCAGAGCGCATCATATGTGATATCTCAAGCTTCATCTCGGCTAAAGCAATCAGCTCGTCATCGCTAAATTTACTAAAATCTCCGGCATCTTTTAAAATTTTATCAAGATCTTTGTTGAGGGCTAACGTTACCTTGTCCATTTTTTCAGAAAATTCTGCCGACTTTGCAACTAAATCCCCTATCTTGTCACTTCTATCTGGACTTACTCTTTTTGCTTGATCTATTGCGTCACGAACATTTTTGGTATCCGAAAATACTTTCGTCTTACCAAAATATAAATCACGCAAAGTGTTCGCTTTAGCTACGGCTGCTGCAACTGGACCTTTCAACGCGGTCTTAGCAACCTTGGCCGCAGGTGCAGGAGGCACTAGATCAACAATACCTTTACCAACCGGCGCTGCTAGAGCCGCTGCCCCCATGCCCGTAAGCACCTCACGACGCGACAAACCTTGCTTGGCCGCAGGTGTCTTTTTAGCAACATCATCCGCTGCGCCTAACAAAAACAATTCTTTCAAAGCATCCACGCCTGCTGTAAGTGAAGGCTTAATTAAATTTCTACCAAAGTAAGCGACTGGAGCAGCCGCCAATATTCCTGTCTCCAAGGCTGACTCGCCATAATCCCCTTCTTTTAAAGCCTGCCCGGCACGCTGAAACCCAGTCACAGGATTCATATCTACTGCCAATTTTGTAAAGGGCCGTAGTTCGGGAGGTATGTACCGTGTTACATCCTTGCCAAAAATACCAAACCGTTGTTCAGTCATCAGTAGTACGCTCTTACTTGCACGTTGTTATCATCCTCATCCCAATCGTCCGTTGGTAGCTGCACAAAATTACCCTGACGATACCGCATCAAAGCCTGTGTCATACTATCCACAAGGTCATCATACTCCCCATTTGGAAAAGCTGCAACCTCCTCTATCATCTCATCGGCAAACTTTGTGTCTGGTGCGTACACCATGCCTGCTTCGAAAAGCACCGATACAGAGTGCACGCGGGTCAACTTATCATTTCCTTTACTCGGTGTAAAGTTCACAACAGGTATACCCATATTGCGTAGTTCCTGGGTCAATGGCAACCCCGTTGCCTTAGCTTCTATTATCACCGTATCCGGCTCCCAGTACTTATACTGCTCCAACGCCACATCCTTCAGCTCAGGAAAATCCCACCTATCCTTCTGACTATC